GTCATATATAATTGTGCCCACTGACGGAACTGTAAAATAAACAAACGAATGCCCCCCTTTCTGCTGATTTCATCGCATAAGCATTCTGTAGCGCCGAAAGACCACCCCTGTAAATATAATTATCAACAGACGCATCTGAAATTTTTTCAGGCAACCCTCCGCTTGAGGCATAGATAGCTGGCTGTTCATTAACGCCTGCGCCTATCCACATTAGATTGCCGTTTAGCTCAACCATTGAGTGCGGGGCTGTACACCCCTTTTGCTGAATAGCCGAAGGGATTGTCTGAAACTGAAACCCTGAGCCACCTATGTTTTGATATGGCTCCATAGTTGAAGTGCCGAACACGTACACAAGGCCGTTAAGCGATTTAATCACCACGATATTGTCGGGATCTGATTCGGCTACCGTGAAGTCAGTGGCAATGTATGAAAGCCCATCGCGCAAATCAGACTGGAACCACGTATTAGAATTAAGCTTAGGAAATAGGAAGTATCCATATTCAAAATCTACGCCAGCAACAGGCCCATCAAAATCACTATCACTAATCTGCACAAGCCCACCTGCCACGGTGTAAACCCAAGCATTAAACTGGTTGGCATAATCAGGTGCCACAATAACAAGCTGAACACCGTTATTCGAAAAATGGACTCTAGCTGTTCCATTGATTACCTCCGCACCACTTACGTCATTTGCGGTGTAAGTGCGAACACCAGACACATCGGTCGTGTAGGTTACGTTGTAGAGCTTGTCGCCACATACAAAATAAGGAATACCAGCCATTGACGTTCCGCCACGGTTAAACGCATTCACAGCTGTATCTGTAACTTGCTCAATGCCAGCCACGCCCACAAGCACACCGTCAGCAATATCTTTGCCTTGCGGTACGTGAGGAAAAAGGTTCACACAATCAATCGCAGCAACTGTCAGCGATTCATCACGATTAAAACCTTTTGCAATTGGCAGCTTCGTTCTTGGCATTATCGGCTCGGTGTAAATTGGAAGGAGGCGCCATCATCATCTGAGCTAATTGCTTTCTGTAAATAGATCGCCGCTTTCTGCTCTAGCATCATCTGGCGATTAGGATCAACGCCATAACTCATCGCTAAATCAGCAGCTAACTTGAACTTCAAAGCCACGTACCATTCTGGCGGGATTAAAATATCCTCGCTCTGATCTTCTGGAATGTACTGTGGCTTGATAAAGGTAATTCTTAATAAGCGCTTGCAGTTATCGGCAATAGGCCAAATGTACAAGTGTCCAAAATCTAGGTTGCGCTGGAAATACCACGTATTAACCGCACCGCTGGTGGTTTTGCTTGGCTGATTAAAATACTCTTCACGCGCCACCATGGTCGTGCTGATTTCATCCGAGGTATAAGTGTCGGCATATCTAACACTATCAATCCTTACTGGCTGATCGGTAGCAGTTGTGTAGGTATAAACGCTTGCCAAATCATCTACAGCGCCCGTTAAGGCCGCGCCCAGTGCAACGGTATTAGAATCTGTAACAGTTAACGTAGTCCATTGGCGAGTACCGTCTGCTAGCTCAATGCCGATAAAGTCACCATTGGTCATTCCTGCTGTACTGACAACATCCAAACTGGTAGCCGCAGCAATCGCCGCACTCGCAGTGGTGTACACGTAATTAGTGAATGCGTGATCTGTACCAAATACATATTTGGCTTGATCGGGGTTTAACGGAATCAAAGCTTCTGTTTGCGCCCAAACGTGAATCTGTTCGGTTTGCAGGCTCATTAGAATATCGTTTAAGGCAGACTCGCCTTGTGCAAAATCTTCTGACTGAACAGGTAACGAAATACCTGATATGGTTGCAGCGCGCAAAGCATCACGAATCAAATCACCTGCTGTCTTTGCGTATACGCCTGTACTCATATCATTTGGTCTTCTGTCAGTAGTGGGTCAAGTGGCAAACCTCTCGGCTCGCTTCTTCCTATGCCAGTGAACGGCGCTTCTTTAACGGTTGGTATATGGTCTTGGGGGTGGCGCTCAAGTTCTGCAAAATCCCTGCGAACCAAAAGCCCGTCCCACTGCACGACACATTCGCTTCTCTTGCAAACGAAGCCTGACCTATCACATGTGACCAAGTAATCATTGCCCATTGGCTTGTGTGTACAGTAGTCGAACGGTTGCGCCTGCCGTAATCGAATTAACATAAATCCGAATAAAGCGAGGGTTAGCGTTAAAAGTTATCCACTTGCTAGCGGTGATGCCTGTGGTGTCAGTAGAGTCAACCAACCACTGCGCCGTATCGCCTTCGTTTAAGTCTGCATTGGTAGACTGAATGTCGAAGTTGATGGTGCCCGTGACGATAATCTCTAGCGCACCAACACCGCCGCGCCAGTTAAGCGCCTTCGGTGCCGTGCCACTTAAAGCAATTAGGGTTGTATCGGTGTATAACGTGTTGAAGGCCATGATTAAGCCTCCTTAGTCAATACGCCGCGAGAGTCGGTTAAATGCCAAGCAGTAACGCCAGTTGCGCCATAACCCGAAGCAATCTTGATAAAGTCACCTTTTTTGATAGTTGCAGTAGCTAAGATCAAATCTTTGTTAACTACCGCAGAGCCAACCGCCGCAATTCCATCAGCAGCAACAGGTGATATCTGAATTTGACCACCAGCATCTACGCCAGTATAGAAAAAGGTGTAAACCAAACCGACTGCCGTGGCTGGAAGGGTAAAAATAGATGTGCCACCTTTAACCTCGTAAGCCTTGCCTGAGTCACCAGCTACTAAAGTTAAGTTTCCAGCAACTACTGTTTTGCGGTTGCGGTCAATGTTGCAACCATCAACGCCGTTTTTAAATGATGTAGCGCCCATAATAAAGCCCTCAATTGTGGAAACGTAAAAGGGGGATTGCTCCCCCGATTAATTAGGTAGGGTTGCTACCATAGATGCCGCGCGGATCACTGTAGCCGGTACTGAAACGCATGTACGCCTTGTAACGGCTATTGTCAGACATGAATGCCTTATCTTCGTCGAACTCCAAAGGAGTGCGGTCGTAGTAAGTCATGCCTTCCTCAGCATCGGTCATAATGAACCATGCCTTGGTGTTTGAGTCCAAGTAAGGCGAAGTTACAACGCCATTTGAAATCGTACCCATAAGCACGTTCTTGTCGTTGTCAGCAGTACCGCTACGCAAGCTAGAATTCAACACGCGATCAAATTCAAACTTGTTATTGGTGTGACCGATCAGCTTCATTGCGCGTAATTTGATAGCCAAACCGCGATCATCTTTAGCGCGCATGATTGTTTTCAGCATATCTTCTAGTGAAGACTCGGAAAACTCAGCAGCCGTGATGATGTTGGAGTAGGTACCGCCAGATGGGCCGTTAATGTGTGAAGCAGAGCACATAGCAATGCCATCGCCACCGGTCATCGCAGAAGAGGCCGCAAACGCCGTGTTATACAACACGTGGGTGCGAACTTCTTTAGTGATGTTCATAGAGCGATTTAATGCGCGAGCGCCTTTCTTGTAATAACCGTAAAGGTTGTCGTCTTTCGCTTCGCGGGTAACAATAAAGCCCTTACCGTATGCCACATGCACAAACTTAGGCGCGAATGACTGACGGAAAGAGTCAAGAGTAATGTCATCACCCTCAGTCTTAACGCTGGCCAAGCCCATGTTTTCCATTTGGACGGTAAGCTCATATGCTTTACTTGATGTATCGGTTTTGTAAAGCTGTGGATAAATAGGCTCCCACTCTTTACTCGCAGCATCCCAAACTTTCTTTACGCCTTCTTGTAATAAACGTGCGGCTGAACCGCTAGTGATAGTATTTGACATGGTTATACCCCCGCCGCGCCAGTGATCATTTGAGTTGAGTTCAAGCGAACCAATGCACGATTACCAAGAACGCCAGCATCATCAGGAAGCAGTGCAAGAACTTGGAAATTGAGCGTGTTGGTAGTCGCAACGCCGGTTGCATTAACGTTCATGTTTGAAATAGTTAAACCGCCCGATTTGGTGGCAACTGTTGCAAGCAAATTAACGTTAAGACCTACGTTAGCCACAACCAGTGGGCCGTTTGATACGTCTGCAATGTACTCAGCGCGTGGATCATCCAATACCAAAGCAGTACCAGCAGTAGAAGCCGGAAGGCCGCCTGCGTCAGTAAAGTTTTCGGTTGAAAAGTCAGGAATAAAGCCAGCAATTTGGCCTAAGAGTGGTGAACCAGCTACGCCGATATCTACTTCGGCTACGCCAGTTGTTGCATTTGCAGTTCCGGTCAAGGTAACGAAGTCACCAATCGC